GCCAGGTGAGAAAATTGATTTCGGTGATTTAATCATACGATTCATGATTCAAGAAGATATGGCTAACTATATTGAACTATATAACTGGGTAGTAGGATTAGGATTTCCTGAAAACCATAATCAATTCCGTGACCGCTTCAATCAACAAGCATTCAGAAATCCACAAATCAATAATACAGATGTAGGACCAGAAGGTTCACCTACCGTTCCACGAAAAACAGATTTAACAGAATATAGTGATGCCACTTTAATGGTTATGGGTTCTGATAACAATGTTGTGGCTCGCCTTAACTTTTTGGATTGTTTTCCTGTATCTCTTTCAGGATTGGATTTTGATGTCTCAACAGGACAAACACAATATTTCTCAGCACAAGCAGTGTTCAAGTATAGAATGTTCACAGTGGAAAGTTTAGTAACAACTACTTGACAAATGCACTGAAATCATTTATAATTATAGGTCGTGAGGAGGTTCTATGAAATTAAACGAAATACAAGCAATGTGGGCAGAAGATTGTAAAGTTGACCAAACGAATCTTGGTCGCTCTGCTGCCCGTGTTCCTGAATTACACGCAAAATATTTGAATATGTTAACATCGGTTCGCCTACAATATCGTAAGGCTGAAGCCGATTATCTTCGTTTGCGTAAGTTGAAGTTTCGATATTATCGTGGTGAGTTAACCCGTGAAGAACTTACGGAATTAGGTTGGGAACAATATCTAAGCAATCGTCCATTGAAAAATGAAATGGATGAAGTGATGACCACCGATGATGACATCATTCAGCTTACTGACAAGTTGGAATACATTAAAACTGTATTATACCAACTTGAACAAATTCTCAAAAGCATCAATAGCAGAACCTGGGATGTGAAGTCTGCCATTGAATGGTATAAGTTCACAAACGGTGGATTGTGAGTACTGTTACAATTTCTAAAAAGGATGAAGTATATCTTCGAGTAGATGCCGATCCGGATGTTCTCTTGGAGATGAATGACTTCTTCACGTTTGCTGTACCTGGCGCACAATTCACACCTCAGTATCGTGCAAAACTTTGGGATGGAAAAATTCGGCTGTTGAGTTTGTTCACCAAAGAATTGTATGTGGGGTTATCTTCCTATGTTGAAGAATTCTGTAAAAGAAATGATTACAAGTTTGTAAATAATTGTAGTTCAACTTACGACCAAGGTGATATTGATTCCTTTATTGGTTCAATGAATTATCATTCAAATGGTAAGCCTGTTAACATTCGTGATTATCAAGCCGATGCTGTTCGTGAAGCCATCACCAAGGGACGAACACTTCTGTTATCCCCAACAGCAAGTGGTAAGAGTCTCATCATCTATACATTGGTTCGTTGGCATCAACAACACAACCGCCGTCAACTCATCATCGTCCCTACCACAAGTCTTGTGGAACAAATGTATGGTGACTTTGCCGACTACGCCACAGGTTCCGATTGGAAGGCGTCCGAGAATTGCACACGCATCTATTCAGGCAAAGAAAAAATCACCAACGTGCCTGTGGTGATTTCCACCTGGCAAAGCATCTATAAGATGCCTAAGAGTTTCTTTGAAAACTTCGATGTCATTTATGGAGATGAGTGCCATTTGTTCAAGGCGAAGTCGTTGTCATCCATTTTGCATAAGTGTACTAAGGCGCCGTATAAAATTGGCACCACAGGTACACTTGATGGTACCAAGACACATCGGTTAGTGTTAGAAGGATTGTTTGGTGCTGTGTATAAGGTAACAAGCACCAAAAAGCTCATGGATACGAACCAATTGGCAGAATTGAAAATTCGTTGTGTAACCTTGGATTATACCGATGAAGAAAAACAATTGTGCAAGAAGTTCAGTTATCAAGAAGAAATTGATTGGTTGGTAACACATCCAAAACGAAACAACTTCATTCGGAATCTTGTGTTAGACCAAAAGGGAAACACTCTGGTGTTGTTTCAATATGTTGAAAAACATGGTGAAGTGTTGTACGACATGATTTCTCAAAAGTTGGAAAATGGGCGTGATTTGTTTTTCGTTCATGGTGGTGTGGAGGCAGGAGATAGAGAACAAGTTCGTGCCATCACAGAACAATCTTACAATGCCATCATCTTGGCATCCTACGGTACGTTCTCTACAGGCATAAATATTAGAAACCTCCATAACATTGTATTTGCATCACCTACGAAATCTCGTATCAGAAACCTACAAAGTATTGGTCGTGGATTGCGTTTAGGTGAACAAAAAACAAGTTGTAAGTTATATGATATTGGTGATAACTTATCATGGAAGTCACATAAGAATTACACACTATTGCATCTAATTGAGCGAGTGAAGATTTACAATGAAGAAGGATTCGATTATAAACTTCTCACGGTACCGTTAAATGCATGAACAAGATTTGCATTACAAGATAGTTAAATTGAAAACAGGTGAAACAATTTTGTGTACAATGGACAATGATGTTCGTAGTACATTAACAGAAACACATATTCGCATCAACACACCTGTTCAAGTTATTCCTCAACGTGAAACAAGACGCGGTAATGATATCATTGGCGAAACATTTGTGTTACGTCCTTGGATTGGGTTGAGTGATAGTGAACAATTCACAATAAGTTCTGACATTGTGATGACTATAGGTAATTTAAAGCGTGAAGTTAAACAACAGTATATTGAATACGTGCATCACTCCCAACAATCTCGTCAACGCATGGAAGATTCACATGCTGCCTATGAATTGTTATGTGAAGTGACACCAGGTGAAGTTAACATTATTGACATAGAATGGGAAGGTGATTATGAGAACCAAGAGAACGAATAAGGAAAACAACAAGCATTACATTGATAATGCAGAATTTCTTGCTGCGTTAATTGAACACAAGAAACGTGTTAAGGCAGCTGAAAAGGTAGGGGAGGAAAAACCTCAAGTCCCTGATTACATAGGTGATTGTTTCATCAAGATTGCCAACCATCTTGCATACAAAAGCAATTTCATTAATTATAGTTTTCGTGAAGATATGATTTTGGATGCCATTGAAAATTGTTTGATATACATGGACAATTTCGATCCAAAGAAATCTAGCAATCCATTTGCCTATTTCACGCAAATCACCTACTACGCCTTTGTGCGAAGAATACAAAAAGAAAAGAAACATCTTCAAACCAAATATCGGTACATCGAATCTTTGGATATTGATTCCATTATCCGACAGGCGCACGATGAAGGTGAGTACAATAACGCCTTTGTGAACTTCTTGAAGAAACAAGCAGACACGGCACAACAGGAATTGTCTGATTCCAAGAAGGATAAAAAGACAACCAGAAAACCAAAATACCTTCAGCAACTTGATGATGAAGTGGTTTTGGATGTGGAATACCAAGAGGAAGAATCAGAAGAATTTTTATATTGACAATACCTAAATAGTTGTTATATTACTGTTAACTCTGTGAGGAAAACTATATGCGTATTCGATATTCAGAAATTTTCTATTCTTTCCAAGGTGAGGCTGAACTGGCAGGAACCCCTGCCGTTTGGCTTCGTTTCTTTGGTTGTAATTTAAATTGTGAAGGTTTTGGTCAGCAAAATCCCACTGACCCTTCAACATATAAGTTACCATATAAGGACTTCAATGTGGATACCGTTAAAAACATTGAAGAACTTCCTGTGTGGTCATTTGGTTGTGACTCCTCATATTCCTGGTCACAACTTTATAAGCATCTGGCACATGATGCATCTGTTACAGAAATTGTTGATAGATTGATTGAGGCGAACAAAAATCAACATAATCCAGAAGGATTGTTTCGCCATCCCGTGACGGGTCAAGACACCATGTTGTGTTTCACGGGCGGTGAACCCATGTTACAACAACAGGCCATGATGAAGATTTTAACTGAAATGGCACATCGAGGAAATATGCCTCGAATTGTTACCGTGGAAACAAATGCCACGAAACCTTTGAGCGAGGAACTTCGACGTTTCATTGCTCAAGATTTCAGACAGATGGGCGGTGTGCGTTGGCATTGGTCCATGAGTCCCAAGTTATACACGGTGTCGGGCGAAAGAAATGTGGTGATGCCAGA